GGAAGGAACCCACGCTTATCCTTACGATACATTGAACCGTTGGCACAAACGGCAGTATCCTTATACAGTTCAAAGTTAATCTCTTCGTTCAGTATCTTGTCGACGGTGACCGAAGGGTGTCTAGTATCTTGTAAGGTCTCCGGTGAGATATTGTATTGCATGATAAGATGAGGGTAGAGACTGTTAAGGTCAAAACTAACCACCCAATCATACTTTCCAGGAATCGGTTCCTTGACATAAGCACCTGCGTACTTGGAGTCTTTGTCTGAACGGACGATCGGAGGAATAACAATATTCCTCTTCTTCAGATAGTTGTAGATAATTGTATCCCACATACGAACTTGTGAGAACACATCAGCATAGTTTGCCTTAGCGTCATATGCCATAACGATTGCCAGTTCAATCAGTTTCATCTTGTCTTCCAAGCGGTCAACAAGTTCCACGTCAATGATATTGTATTCTACAAACTTCTGCCATCCATTCGTATAGAAGTCCTTGAACGTATCAAACTCGGAGTGATCCAGTTTCTTTTGTCCAAGTTCTACACTAGCAATGTAATCCAAACGATAGGATTCTTGTGCTTTGTAAGTGAACTTCTTATAAAGATTTAGGTAATCAAGTTGTGTAATACCACCAACATCATAAGAAATATGTTTACGACCCATGATCATGGTCTCACGTTCTGTGACAAGACCCCATGGTGAGATACGCTTCATCAACTTCTCACCAAGGATTCTATCAATACGTCGCACGAGGTACGGCATATCATACAGTTCACTGTTCCAACCAGTCAGAACTTCAGGAGTATTCTCCTCAATCATCCACCAGTTGATGAAGTCATTCAGGAGTTCATACTCAGTGGAGAAACCTTTATAGATGACGTTCTGCTGTTTGTTATTGAAAGGTCCTTGACCCCAGGTGCGGATCTGTTTGGTAGTGTAGTCCTGCACTGTGATAAGGAGAACTTCCTCAGCGGCAGACTCAACATCAGGGAATCCATTTTCAGACTTGACCTCAATATCAATCGTGGAGATTTTGATTTTGGTAGTATCAAACTTGATCTCTTCTTCAGGATACTTCTCAGAAATATACTGATAGATGTATCTGTCATTTCCGTAGATCTTGAAATTATCTACACCATCATATCGCTTGATAAACTCACGACAATCACGAACAGTTCCAGGTTCAACAGATTCAACATATTCACCTTCAAGAGTTTTGTACTTTGTTTTCTTGTTAGATGGGACAAAAAGAGTCGGGTAAAACTTCTCCCGAGTCATGAAATGGCGACCATTTTCATAACCTCGGACCAAGAAGTGATCCCCGACCATTTGGACGTTCGTGTAAAATCTCATTCTGTAAGTTTCAGATACTCTTCAACAACTTCTGGAGTAGGGTCTGCGATAGTCAGAATGTCTTCTGAACGAATCATCAGTTCCCTTTGATTTGTTGCTTTTGGCCAAGGTTCAAATTTACCTTCACCAAGGAAACGATATGGATTGACCAGTCTGCAGTTTGGATCACCAAGTTCTGCGTCAACCTCAACAACCTCGCTGATGAGAACATTATCTACATCAACGAGGAGACACTTAACTGCTTTGCTCATTAACTTTTTCCTGATACATTTCAGATACAGACGACAAGGGTTCCACAATCGTTACGACCCAATCTTTGGGAACAACGATGTCATCATCGGAAGACAACAAGATCCAAGGAGAGAATACAATCTCAACGTTGTCATCAGGTGCTTCATTCTCTTCAGTCAAGAAGAGTGCTTTTTGTGTGGCAACCTTATGCGGTTTATTTAGAAGGTATCCGTGAACAACCTCATCCTGTACAAGTTCTTTGGCATCAGAGATGAGTTGCTCGCCAGACTTCAATAGGACTAATTTAACGGACATGTCAGAATATCACCTGTCGGCATTATAGCATAAAAAAGAGGGTGTTACCACCCCCCTTCTTATTATGAGTATTAAGGTCTGAAAACTAACAAGAGTTTTTCTCATTGAATACTAACTAAAAAATTTGAAGATGGTTGAGTATTAGGAATTGAACACTTACAAGAGTGTTTCCGACTGAATACTAACTAAAAGATTTGAAGATGGTTGAGTATTAGACGCTGAATACTAACTAGAGTATTATCAGCTGAATACTAACGAAGACCATCCTCAACAATCATTTTCCGAAGTGTATACCAAATCTTCTGTGTCATCTTATCAACTTTGGTGCGTGCTTCTTTCAATTTATCATACTCCTCATATGACATACCAACTTGAAAGTCTGAAGTATTGGCAGACTTCTTACCAGGATAGGCGTATTCAGATAATGCACGTCTCATCCAGTGCTTATAGTTAGATGCAGCAACACCTTGATTCATATGATAAGGTTTACATCCAAGATAATGTGCCTTGATGTATTTCCAATTAGGAACTAATCCTAAATCTGGACGTACACGTAGATCACCATTGGGACGAAGAATAGAGTGGACCAAAGTGTAAATGCGATTAGGAACATCAATTTTGATATTTCCTTTTTTATCAAACTTCAAACCAATAGCATGAATCAACTCCATGTCTCCACCAAGATACTCAGTCAGTCTAAGTGCATACTTTTTGATCCACTTTGATACCTCGTCTTCATAATCAATTTTCTTACTAAAACCATATTCACATGTTTTAGCAACATTAATATCTTCGTTAGATTGTTGAATATAATCGAAGATGGATGAATTTTCTTCTTGAAAGGTTTTTAGTTTAGTTGGAATAAACTCTTTCAAAGAATTAAAAGCTTTTTCATCTTCCAATAGAAAGCTTGCAATTGCTCTAGTATCTGCCTCATCGGTTTTAGCATCTGCTTCCACACCAGCAAGTTTTCTTGCTTTTGGTGTAGATTTTTGAGGAAACAATAAGATAGTGATTCCTTTCCTATCTGCATTTTCTTTTAACTCTTCCAATTGATCAAAGTTAAAAGGTTGTGCAAGAGTTAATCTATGCGATTCTCTTAAATGAGCACATTCAACAACTAAAGTATCTCCCTTCTCAAGTCCTGAAATATTCAGGTTAATAAGGTTTTCTTGTGGCAGTTTTCCATGAAACTTGTCATTACCACTATCATAGACATGAACTTTTCCTTGTCCAACGTCTGCTGTAAATAAATTCATAATTTTTTAAGTATAGGGGGGTGAACACTAACGAGAGTGTTACCAATTGAATACTAATAAGATTTCTTCGGTAAGTATTACGACCTGAATACTAACAAGAGTATTTCGCTGTGAATACTGATTGACCCGAAGACTGATATTATACCAATAAAAAAGAGGGGCGTCAACTGGATTTTGCCAGTTACCCCTCTGCGGCGACGATATTCTCTAATATTTAGAGATAGTCTTTACGCTGATGGTGTTCTGGCACTACCTTACCAAGAGTTACCGAAAGTAACCCATCCTCAAATGTAACTGATCTAACTTCCGTCTGATCTGATAGATTCCAAGTTCTGGTGAAAGATCGTTGAGCCATTCCTCTATGGAGGTATTCTGCGGCGGGTTCAGTATCATCCCTTCGTCCTTCGACGAAGAGTTTACTGTCTTGTGTGTAGACATTAATTTCTTCTTTTTTAAATCCTGCGAGAGCTAGTTCTAAGCGGTATTCTACGTTGCTTAGTTGAACTAGGTTGTATGGTGGGTAGTTACTTTGCGTCTCATGTAGGGTTGAGAGGCGGGCAAAGTAATCGTCCATGCCAATACTGTACCTATTTATACGATCCATCAGCTCAGGCAGATCCTTCGTATGAAACTTCATTAAGTTCCCCATGGTTATTAGCTCCTTTAAAAGCGAGTTTGTATTGTGTGATCCCCGAAGGCAATCACACATATTTATAGCACGCTTTTATAAATCAGGAGTTCGGTTTACCGATGTTTCTTTAATTTACTCCAAGTGGATTCAACCACTCTACCTCTTCTATTTCGTTTTCTTACTATTGGAACAAATCTTTGATAAGGATCTAACTTATTTTGAAGTTCTGTAGGAATTTGACTCCAAGGAATCGTATAATCAATGGGAATACCATAATTATCATCACTTGGATCCTGTCCACTGAGTATTGCTCTTCTGTTCCCAATGTCCACAAGTGTAGAGGCAGTGTTCTGCAGTTCAGGTATAATATCTAAAAAACCAATATTAACATTCTTATTAAAATTGAATTTATCCTTAACTCTAATACCATTAGAAGTAATTTCATAATTAAACTGACCTAATGCTACCCTTATGGGAGATTGTCTCATTGCTTTGAACTTGTCACCACTATATGCCCTGTCTGTAACTGATCCAGGTGCAATTCCTTTTGTTAATCCTGCATCAATCATATTCAAAACACCTCTATCAAAATCAGCACCAGGAGATTTGGTCATAGGTGTCATGTCACCCTTAGCATATTGAAGGGCAAGAGTACCAGCAGCACCACTTCCAGGTGAAAAAAGATTCACCATATGAGGTGTAGGAGAAAGATTAGCAATTAATCTTTCATCATCAGAGGTTATAGGTGCGGTTCCAACAGCAGCTTGAATCCTAGCATTCATCATTGGAAGATTTGGATATGCCTGCTGAGAAGCGTCAAGTTGTTGATTAATAGGTCTTTGTTTTTCTAATTCAAAAATCTTTGCTCTAAGGTTTTGTCTTTCTGTCTCATATGGTTCTGTCTTTGGTTCTTTATTCCATATCGCATCCATTTCAGCACCGT